GACGGCAATTTTCACCTCGCCATCTGCACGCGCCACAGAACTGGGAATAGGATTAATCATAAACGCTTTCTTTACAAGAAAATCTTCAAGCTCTCTATCTTCACCCCATAGCTTTAAACGAGGCGGTAAATCTGGCAGTGTCAAAAAAGTCTCTCTGTCAAATACTGCTTGCTTCCTCAGCATCAGCTTCACCTTCTTTTACAACCGTCGCAGAAGTTTCAATAACATCAGCTTCACTATTCAGCAAACGCATAAACTCCTCGCCGGTAATCGTTTCACGTTCCAGCAGAAAGGCTGCCAGCTCGTGTAATTTTTCTTTATTTTCTTCCAGAATCTCACGCGCTTTCTGATGAGCTTCTTTGATAATTTCCAAAACTTTGGCATCAATTTTACTGGCTGTTTCGTCAGAACAGTTCAACGAAGGATCTCCGCCAAGATAAATATTAGTCATTGTTTCGGTAGCCATCATATCGAATTCTTCCGTCATACCCAGGCGGGTAACCATAGCACGCGCCAGCTTGGTAGCCTGCTCAATATCATTGGAAGCACCGGACGTAATAGAACTGAAAATAACTTCTTCTGCAGAACGTCCACCAGTAATAGTAACGATCTTATTGAAAAGTTCTTCTTTACTCATCAATACATTATCAGTTTCAGAAACCTGCATAGTATAACCCAGGGCTCCAGATGTACGAGGGATAATCGTAATTTTATGGACAGGAGCTGATTTTTTCTGCAAAGCAGCTACCAGTGCATGTCCAATTTCGTGATAAGCAACTATTTTCTTTTCTTCCGGCGGAATTACAGCGCCTTTACGCTGATAACCGGCAATAACTACTTCAACAGATTCCTCTAGATCGCTTTGGCTTACACAGGTACGGTTCATTTTGACAGCACGCAGGGCAGCCTCATTGACAATATTCGCTAATTCAGCACCAGAAGCACCCGCAGTAGCTCTTGCTACCGTCAAATAATCAATATCATCGCAGGTTTTAATTGCCTTCGCATGCACTTTCAGAATTGCTTCACGTCCCTGTAAATCAGGCAGCTCAACAGGTATACGTCGGTCAAAACGACCTGGACGCAGAAGCGCTTTATCCAATGATTCCGGACGGTTAGTTGCAGCTAGGATCACAACACCTTTACTGCCATCAAAGCCATCCATCTCTGAAAGCAGCTGATTCAAAGTCTGCTCACGTTCATCATTGCCGCCAAATTGTCCGCTGTCACGACGCTTGCCAATAGCATCTATCTCATCAATAAATACGATACAAGGAGCTTTTTCCTGAGCCTGCTTGAACAGATCACGGACACGCGCCGCACCCATACCAACAAACATCTCAATAAATTCACTGCCGGAAATACTGAAAAACGGCACTTTAGCCTCACCTGCTACAGCTTTAGCCAGCAGAGTTTTACCTGTACCAGGAGGACCAACCAGCAAGGCACCTTTTGGCATATTGGCTCCGATAGCCTGATATTTCGCAGGATTATGTAAAAAATCCACTAATTCCATCAATGCTTCTTTAGCCTCATCCTGCCCGGCTACATCGGCAAAACTTTTACCAGTCTGTGCTTCTACATACACCTTGGCATTACTCTTGCCAAAACTCATGGCATTGCCACCACCCAGCTTGCTGCCCATATAACGCATAAAAAGCTGGCCCAATGCGAAGAATATCATGATCGGTAAGACCCAGTTCATAAAGAAATTGACAAGCGGTGAATTTTCCTTTGGAATAACCTGCGAAAATTCTACTTTGCTCTTCATTAAGCGGTTAACCAAATCGGGGTCTTCTACCCTGCCTGTTACATAAATTACTTTGTTATCACTGTCTTTCGCAAGAACAGCTATCTTATTATTAGTGATCTCTACTTTTGCAACCTTACCATCGTCTACCATCTGTAAAAAGTTACCATAGGAAATCTCTTTGACCTGCGGGCTGAAAAACGTTGGTACGATAACCGTATTGATCAGTAAAATTATTGCCAAAGCCAAAATATAATAGTAATAAAGCGGCTTTTTAGGGGGAGCTTTTTTCTCTGGCATATCCGAACCTCCAAATATGTACATATATTGTACTTACATTATTATTCTATATTAAATGATAACCGTTCTTCGATAATTAAACAAGCAAAAAATCTGTGAAAGTCGGCAATAATACTTTCTTTTTCATTAAATAAAGTATCGAAATAATTTCTAAAAATCCTAACCACTGTTCTGCCCTGATTTTCCTGTCAGGAAACAGTCCCGCAAATTTTATTCATATACCGAAAAATTTTACACTAAAAAACCACAACTTAGCCGGTATTTCAAAAAATGTATACAAAATGCAGTGCAAGAATTATGTATACTTACACATCTTTATTAAGACGTAAGCAGGAAGCCACTTTCCAAGCATTACGTCACTAGCGTGTCACTATAAAAGCCACTATTTCTGAGAGGGTGCTAAAGTCTAAGAACATTGTGACCGACACCATTTTTCAAATTCTTTCTTGTCTATAAGCCACCTGCGACCAAACTTAAAACCCTTAATGATACCTGAGCGTACCAAAAGGTAAATCTTGTCCCGCTTGACACACCTTAGTGTCTGTGCGGCTTCATCGACAGTAAGATATTCTACGTCTACCATTCCTTTTACTCCTTCAATTTATTTCTTACTACCAATACCATTTATGTTGAACTTCGACACCGTTGGGTCTCATATTATCTGAGGGGTCTAAGTGTACCTCAAAGACTACTGCTTTATCCATTTTATAATTACGTTGGATAGAGACAGGAACGTATAGGTCGTCTTTATGGTAACCTATACCTACTCCAAGTTCCCATTTAGGTGTCATTTGTTTTACTAAAGGTGTCACGTCGATTTCCGTTGTTACCTTAGCTGTTGACTCATCTATATGAGTTGTTACAGGGGCAGTCACCATCTGACCATTTACTTTAGCGACATATTTCGTTTCGACAATCAGGTCAGGGTCACTTTTAGTTTCCTTAGGGGTAACCTCCAAGGTGGTCTTAGAGGTTGCCACATAGGGAGCCGTGGTTGTCTCTGTGGGGACTACTGGTGTCTCGTAGTACCGTCTGACCGAGAGTGCAATACCCGCTACGGTTAAGACAATCAACGACAGAATAATGATTTGTCTCTTGGTCATTAGCCCATACCTCCGGCTGTCAATATGACATTCAGGAGTGTTTGGGTGACTTTTAGGATGTCTACGAGGGACTTAAGGTCACCTTTATGTAGGGCATAAGAAAAAGCTACAACAATAAGAGCAAAGCTTAGTTTGATGTAGGTCTGATTTTTTAGATATAAAATTTTTAATTTATTGATGATGCTTCACTCCTTTTATAAATCAACTAATAGTCAGAGGGAAAGTTACCAAGGAGGTGAGATAACCTTTACCCTTTGACTATTAGTCTTTATCTTTATTGGTTTATCTATTAACAATTAACTTTAGTTCTAAGCTATCAGGGACTTAGAGGAACCTTAAAGGAGTCTTTAAGTATTCTTTAAGTTTCTCCTTAAAGTTATCTTAAAGGAGACCTTACCTTCACTCTATATAACTTTTGGCACCTTTAGTCTCTATATGTGACACTTAGAATTTTGTATTTATGTGTGACACTTAGATATCGGCATTACGAGTTAGCCTTATGCACCCCTCAATGTTGCCGATAATAGAAGTTGTCGAGCACATTACATTTGTCGATTACCCTACCTGTTGTCTGTTTACGAATACTTTTGATTTTATTAGGGTCTTCTTCCACATACAGAACACCATAGTCAGGGTCTAACCATCTTTCAAGAAGTTCGTCGTTTAACTGCTCAATACCCTGCTGTTCACTCATAGACACCATATCTCTAAAGTATTCAACGCCACCAGCTACTGCGTCAATCCTATCATCGTGAGCTAATGCTCCACGATCACGTGAAAGGCGGGTCATTTGATAAAACAAAGAATACTGACTGTTTTTCTCATACACCTTATAATCATCTTCGATTACCTGTTTATCGACAATCAATTTATGTCGCATCATAACAGGCTCTAATGTGTCAATAATACGAGCTTCTTTTTGAGCGGAAGCCGCCTTTGCGTCATCTACAACACAACCGGGATAAATCTCTAAAACTACTGGTCTTAGTAATTGAGCAAACATACCATTGCCAAAGTTAGGCTCAACAATAATGGATTGCAGATTATAATACTTAGCTTTAGTCGCTAAAGCCCTAAGAACACTATCGGCGTAACCTTCTTTAAAACCTCCAATTTCTAACCTTTCTTCTAATCGCTGTTTGATAACATTACGTTTAGCCGCCTGTTTTCCGTATTTTGTCAGAAACTCTATAGCTTTTTCGTCATTATCAAACATAGACACGAAATGCGCTCTTTTATCATCGTCAATAAAACGCCAAAATTCGTCGTCTATTGTTTTCCATTTATCAGGCAGAATAGGTTTTCCTTCACCAAAAATTTTGTGACAATTCTTCAGTAAATCAATTTGTACATAGGGTTTAAGTCTTTGACACGTACTTTTTGACCAGTAGTGTCATCGAAGTATAAAACAGTTTCCCCATAAGCAGTTATTTGTGAAGGACTACCATTTAGTGCTAAAGATTTCAGTATACCTTCAGAAAGCTTCAGACGGACATTAAGGCTAACACCTGTCAACATTTCGTCTTCTTGAAGTTTCTGTAAGTCACGTGCTACATCTGCGTCTGCCCTACCATAAGAATTTGTTATAATGTCGTCTGCTTTAGAACTCAACGCCGCATTACGTTTTTCTTCTAAGTCATTTTGACGACGCTTACGATACTTGGCATCCTGCTCTAATAAATCAATAGGACGACTACTAAAAAACCCTTTATTAAAGGCGGTACTATTCGTAAAAGTAATACCGTCTTCTTTTAGACGACTATTCATGTAGTCCTCAAAGGTCTTAGCATTTTCCTGTGAGTCCTTTGCTAACGGTTGATTAGGAGCTACGCTTTGGTCATATTCATTCTTATACAATGTATTCAAATGTTGACCACGCAGTTCATCAATACGAGCGGCGGCATATGGATTGTCAGCAAGATCAAACTTTTCTGACCTTGCTAATATGTCCAAAGTGCTTAACTTCTGTTTATCTTCTTCTGAAGTAAGGGCAAAAATGCGGTCAGCTTCAGCATTACCAAGTTTTTCTCTCCGGGCATCTTTAGCAACTTGGGCTTCTAAAATAGCACCGCCAAGTAACCCCAAAGAGTTTGCTAAATTCATAGCCCCTGAAGTGTCCCTTAAACCAAGACCAGCACCCACAGACACACCTTGCAACCTTTTTCCATAGACACCTTCCGGTTGTTTGGCAAATTGTCGCTGAGTTCCTATCGCATTACCGATTAAATTAGCTATAGTTTAGATCTCCTTTCATCTTTTTACTTTTGCGCCACCTATCCACCAATCCCACTCGAGACCTTTTGAAAGAACTTCATTCTTTCTATTTAAGGCACCTGTAGTATTACCAACGACCGTAGCGGCGGCTCCTAGGATATTACTGAGTGCAGACGGCATCTTAGGAGCTGATTTATTAAGGTTATCAATGTAACTTTTTGTGCTCCTTAAGGTCGCTTCTTTGTTTAAATCAATTTCATTTGATTTACGACTGTAGTTATCTTTAGCCGACCCTACAGCCCTTGCTGTATCACCTTCAACATTACGAACGAGCAGATTAGCTGTTCTGCCGCTCATATTTTCGTTTACAGCCGCTTTGACACCACTATTCAACTGCAAGGCGTTTTGACGTATCTTCATAATGTCAGCTACAGTTTGGTCAAAAGCATCTGTACGCTCTGCTTCGTAGTTTTGAAAAGCAAAGTTCATTTCTGTAACAGCGGCTTTTGCTTGGGCATCTAATTGAGCCTGATAAGCCTTTGCCTGCTCATGTTGACCAAAAAGACTACCGCCTATCTGTAGTGTTGATGCTAAAGCAGTTCCAAAATCACACATTGTCGCTCTCCTTCCTGCCTTCAAACATAAAGGCTATATGTGTTTCCGTTTCTGTCTCTTTTATGAATTTCGCTCCCATCCATTCAAGCCATTTCACATGAAGCTTATTCTTTTTATAGACAGCATTATAGAGATAGGGAACACCTTTTAGGACTTCTTTAAGAAGTGCTTTAGTGTATCTGAGAAACTTTATTTTATTATTCTCTACTCGTGTAGTACAAAGCATCCACACAATATTATCTTCGCAACCACCCAAAGCATACACTTCGTTAGTTTCATTATCAACAAGGCAAAGACAACCACTTTTAAGCAACGAACTTATAGGGAGGTCTTTAAAAGGTTT